GCGAAGTGGTGAGATCGACCGTCTGCAGGATCTGCCACACCCCCTGCAGACATCCACGCCGCGAAGTCTGAGTCGCACGCAATCAACAGCACGGCATCCCCTGGCACCAGATCCGGCGCCCACCAGCTAGAGCCGCCAGACGGCCAGGCCACAGGCACGGAGTACACGTCAGGCTGATCCTCTAGCTCATCTGCCTCGGATAGCGCATCCGCCCCCCTCACGCGGCGGCGCATAGACATCCGGACGTGCGCGGATAGCGTCGATCGGTCGTACGACACTACGGTGGCCGGGAGCGCCACTGACAGCCCGTCCAGCCTAGATTCCAGGACCTCGCGCAACAGGGTATCTAGCATCTCTGCCTCGACCTCACACACCCTCGACGTCCGCGAACCACGGACCACCAGAGGTGTCTCCTGTATAGTTTACAGATACGATCGAAAATTTTCCGCTCAGCGCCGACGATCTAACGTCCACTCCGCCTCCCGGAAATAGGCCAGGTCGCAGCAGTGATCGGACCTTGACCCGGCCCTCCGGTGTCCGGGACGGGGAGTCGATCATCCCGGTGCTATCAGATAGCACCACCCACGTAGTGGGCGCAATATCCCGCCTATTCGCGGGCGTGCAGAACACCACGCCGTCCTGGATCGACACAGACATCCCCATCCCGCGCAGCACCCCGCGCAGCTCGTCCAGGGCGGATCCGGATAGGGTCGTGCCCCTAGGGTAGACCCGGGCAGGCCCGCCCGAGGCGAATACCGCAGGGAGGTTCCCGTCCCCCACCCCCGCTCGCGCCGCGCAGTACCTAGCTACCGTCTCGTACGTCGACCCCGGCGGGAACGAGGCAGATACGCGGGAGGCCCAATACGCCTGACCGCTATCCTCCCCCTGTATCACCGTGCGCATGTCCACTCTCTCGGGATCGGTCCGGGCTGTATGTAATAGCCCGCTGAAAATGAGCGACCGACCCACCCCCGTATACCCCGCCTCGATATCCACCCGGATATTGCCGACCTTAGGTCCGACCTGGCGGAAGGGGGCTGCGCCCCTCCCCTCACCGCCCGAGGTCACGTCCAGACTCAGCCCCTCGATCACCTTACGGGTCGCGGGGGATAGATTATACACCGCGATCTCGCACGTATTCGGCTCAGGCTCCAGCGTCTTGCGCACCGTGAACAAGCAGCTCAGGTCCCGGGGGATGGGGGCACCCGCCACAGAGATCTCCCAGTCTCGGTGCCCAAAGCCCCCCGTCATGGCGCTGACTCCACGTATACCAGACCCACCCCCGCCCCGAAGTTGCTCCCATCCGGATCCCGCCCGCGAGCCTCGAAATCCGCCACATACAGGCCTCCGGGAGGCTTAGCCGGGGAGCCCACTCCTCGCAGCAAATCCCGGCCGAACATCAGCTTCCGGCCCTCGACGATAGGGGTGCCCTGCGCGTCGTATAAGCCGAAAAACCAGCGATCTAGTCGGATGTTGCGTCGAAGGGTCAGGTAATAGTCCCGCCCTTCCAGCTGGATTCGCTGCCTGGACGAGGCCGCCCTCGGTATACTCAGCTCTAGCATCGCCATCGTCAGCCTCCGTCAGTTTACGGCCGAGCTAAGACCGCCGACTATGCCGCGATCCAGCAGAGACTGCTGCTTTTCGCTGGAATACGGCACGTATTTTTGAACTCCCTTATCTGCCTCCGGCTCCGCGGACTCCGTGGCTACGGCTTCGGCAGGCGCAGGCGCAGGCGCGGCAGGCGTGACAGGCGCAGTATCGATGCGGATCACCTTCCCCTCGCCGGAGTACGTGACGGACTCGACCGTCCGGTAGGGCGACAGAGAGAGGCTGAATGCGCAGTGCCCCTCGCCTCGGATGGGCGCAGAGATCGACGCGATCACCTGGCTCGTATATAGACCCAGCCGAGTTTCAACAGACACGAGTGTACGCTCGGACTGCAGCCTCGTAAGCTCCGTCCAGACATCCAGCACTCGATCCACGAAGGTCGGGAAGGTCAATAGGGTGGCCTGCATATAGACCGTACGAGACCCGGCGGATCCGGCTACGACCGTAGGAGCGTAGTGAGTGCGGCGCCCAAAGGGCGGCTTGAAGGGGGCGGTATATCCACCCGAGATTCTCGGCGCTACAGGGCCCGCTACGGTGCCGATGGTCTTCCCCGACGACTCTAGCGCCACAGTCCTCCTCTGCCCGACTAGGCGCCCGATGCTGGCTAGCGGGGTATTCGTTACGAATACCTCTAGCTGCAGGTCTCTAGGGGCCACCCGGACGTGATCGGAGATGGTCGAGCCGGACTCAACGAAATGGCGAGTTACTTCGGCCATGGCGGTATGGGTCTCCGATAGGCAGGCGTCGAAGTAGATCACCGACGTAACTCCGGAGGAGTCCACATAAGATATCGTGCTCATAGCTTAGGCACCTTGACACGCCGCAAGTTATGTCGAGCCTTCTCCGCGGCATCATCCAGCACTCCCTGGACGGCCAACTTCAGATCATTCAGCTGATACCGGCCGGCGTCCAGCCCGACGCTGACCTTCATCTCTACCTTCGGGGCGATGGTGACCTGCGTGCCGCCGGAGCCAGCCGGCGATCCGGAAGAAGTTGCGGAGGAGTTGCGCAGGGCAGCTTCCGCCTGCATCTTCTTCGCAGCGTCTACTTTTTCTCGGGAAATCAGGCCGGATCCGATGTCCGATTCAGTGGCGGCTGCCGGATGCGACTCCACATATTTGGCGCGATCTAGCAGGAACGAGGGGAGCATTTCGCCCTCCGTCTGATCTAGCCGACGATTCTCCGTGAACGTCTTCACGTCGCCCTTCGCAACTGCCTCGGCACGCGCCTTCCTCCGCGCCTCCGCATCGGCGCGGATCGACTCGCTCTGAGTCATCTCCATGGAGTTGTCGGCCACATCTTTGCCGGAGAACCACCAGTCCACTGTGCGGGTGATGCTGCGCGTGACGATGCTATCCGAGTTACGCAGCTCGTCTACCCAACGACGCCACGCCCGGGGCAAATCTGCGATGGCATTTCGCAGCGTCTGTGCAGGCCGCGCGATGTCTTCCAGGGACCTGACCCATATTCCGAGCGCCGATTTATTCTCGTCGTTGCGGAAAAAGGTGACGAAATCCTCGATCACGAGGAGTGGAGCGGCCAGCTTGGCCGCCACCACCAGGATAGGCAGGAACGACGCGGCCAACGCGGCGTTGGCCACGGCCCACCTGCCGGTCCAGAGTACAGCCGCTGCCCCTAGCGCCCCGACAGCGGTCTGCATGACAGAGGTCTTGGAGATGGTCGCCTCAAGTGCCTTCACTACACCCCCCAGCGAATTCACTAACGGGGCGCCTACCACCTTGGCGATGGATCCGATGGCGACCTGCAGCTTGTTAAAGCGATCTGAGAGTCGTTTCACAGAGTTCGCCCACCCGTCGGCGGTCCGCGCAGCATCTCCCTGAGCCTTGGCTGTATCTTCCATGATCTTCGCCATGCGGAGCTGCACCTTGTCGGGCTGCGAGAGGGAATCCAAGCCCTTGCCTGCGACCTGCTTGCCGCCAGCGAACCCTGCTGCACCTAGCGGGTTTTTATTGGAGTGGAAGGTGTTTGCGAGCGCCGACTCTGAGATGTCGATGCCCAGTCGGCGGACGGCCTCGGCCTCCCCTGCTAGGCCCGAAAACAGAAGCCTCCGCGTCTCTTCCTCAGAGGTGTTGTAGAACGACGCCAAATCGACCGTGAGCTTAGCGAGCTGCTTAGAGAAGAGCACGGTGCGATCGAGCCCTATTTTCATAGGGTCTAAGAAAGCCGCGAAATCGGAGAAAGAGGACTGAAACGCGAACTCCGATCGCCCCATCTCCGCCTCTACCGTCTTTGACCACGCCTCGATCTCTGCCCTCTGGGATTTGCCGAAGATGGCCTCGATCTTGTTTGCGACCTCCTCCGCCTTCGAGGCCGCTTCGATAGCCGGCAGTAGGGCTGCCCCTAGAGAGGCCAGAGCGGCAGTCGCGGAAAAGGCTAGGGACCCTAGCACCGCCTTCGATCTGTTAACCGCCGAATCCAGGCGGCCTAGGGGCGCAGTGTCTACGGAGATATCGAAGCGGGCCGCTATCTCTCGTAGGACGGTCATGCCGTCAGTGTATCACCTGCAGGCGCATCTAGCTCCATCGCGAAATCTAGAGCATCGTGGGCGCTCTGCAGCTCGTCCCAGCTCCATCCGTGCAGGATATCAGAGGCCTTGGACACGGAGCCAAACCGCTGGGACACGATGATCCGCCACACCTCCCAGTCCAGCCCCTCAGGGACCGTCAACCTGCGGCCGGCGGGGGCACGGCTGCACTGCGGGCCTGCAGAGCAGCGGATGTTTTTTCGATCTGCCGGCCGAAGTTCAGGGCGATCGCCGCATCGATCCATTCGATCATCGAGTCGAACTCGCCGGCGAAAACGGCCTCCATCACCCCGCGCTCAGCCAGAGACTTCCCCTCGGAGGTCTGCGTCTTCGCTGCGAAGAGCTTGGACAACTCGTCCAGGCAATCCGCCGACACTCGACCCATATGCGATGCCACAGCCAGCCCGGACAGGTCCCCCACCTCTGCGGCGGTCATGATCCCGACCAGCAGCGGCTGAACAGCCGCCCACGCCTTCCGCGCGGCTGCGACATCCAGCACCGTGATAGAGAGTCGCGCCCCGCTAGAGACTACGATCTCGCCGCCACGCAGCAGCCCGCTCATCCCGTTCTCTTCGATCTTCATGCAGGAGAGCGTATCCCCCAGCGAAGGCAAGTCAACCCCAGAGCACCTGCGGGAGGGTGCGCGCGAACAGGTCTCGATCGCCCCAATACCCAACGTGCGCCGCTCCGGTCCATCCCCACCACCAGCTTCCCACGGACACCTCGATATCCTGGACGTGCCCCAGTCCGTCCGTGACTCCCCGCAAGGGGAAACCCAAGGCGTCGTCTTGGTCGAAGCAGTTGACCCAGCTCCCCGCGAACCGGAGTTGAGGAGGGCACTCGAAGCGCTGACCCAAGCAGAACAGGCCTAGGTTGCACCCCAGCGAGACTAGCCGCACCTCTCGCAGCCCCTCTCGGGCCCGTAGGTAGTCAGCTACGATCAGCACCCCCAATGAGTGTGCTATGAGGGTTAGAGGCACCCCACGCACCCTCGATACCGCAGCATCGAGCACGTCGAACGTAGCTGCGCGGAGGGGCTCCGATGACAGGTACATGAGCGCATCCGCCGCCGTGGTGATCACGGACCGCTGCAGCATCCTCCCGGACGAGCCCCGGCGACTGACGTCGCCCAGAAACTTAGCCTCCACCCGGTCCGCGATCGGCGCCCAGTGCGCAGCGGCCGAGTGGACCGAGACCCCGCGCTCGGCGCCTGCGTCTCTCAGCCTTTTCTGTGCGGAGGCCGAAAAGTCCGAAGATTGCGTGCCCACGCCGTGGACCGTCACCACGTAGGCGTCCACGGCCCCAGCCACGGTCAGTTTCCTCCGGTGAACATCTGCAAATCGGCGCAGCCAATCGTCCACTGCCGCGTAGTAGGACCTCGGTCGAAGGAAATATCGGGATCTGACATGATCCACGCCTCGGCTGCGGTGTACAGAGATCGGCCGTTGGAGTCGCGCAATCGAAAGGGCAGGATGCCAGCTCCGTTGCGCGCGTTGCGATCCACCTGCAAAAGCGCGGAAAACAGGTCGTTCGTCGCACTCGTCTGCATCAGAGAGACGGTCACCGTCGCGGAGAACGACGCGTTTTTGAACCGCGTCACCTTGCCGTCAGCACCCTCCACCATCTCGAAGGTCGACTTGGTGCGAGAGATCGTGATGAACTCGCCGTCCGCAAACCCGCCGGCAATGATCGGCCCGAGGTTAATTAACAGTCCGCGGGCCTCGTAGTGAGTCAGCTGGGGGGTAGGCAAATGTAACTCCTCGGGCGCGTGGAGGGGTGGCCCTGCACTAGAGCTTAGCGCGATTTCCCTTGACCCGCCTGGCGCGGGGGGTGGAGGATGTCCGTAGGAGGGTACCTGTGGCCTGGGAGAATCTCGAAGAGGACGTGCTATCGGAGTTCTGCGGCCTGGCGGAGATATCCAGGGCGGCATGGGTCCGTGAGATGGTCGCCCGAGGGGATATCGCCATATCCCGAGTAGGGCACAGGACGGATAGGTCCGAGTCCGGCTTTAGCGATTTGCTGCGGCACAGAGTAGCCCGCCGGGCTATCTCCCGCGGCACAGCCTCGGAGCACCAGCGAGAGATGGTCGAGCGGGCCAATGCCAGGGTGCGGGGGTGGCAGAGGGCACTCACGGCAGCGGCCTGCGGCCCGGACCACCCCCGCAGGGGCAAACCTAGGCAGTGGACGCCTGATCAGATAGCTGCGGCCCGCTCGGAGATCCCTACGAAAGAGCTAGCCCTGTATTTGCGGTGCCCCTACAATCTAGCGCATTCCTTGCGCTCGAAGCTAGCCCGCGGGCTAGACTGCCAGCCGCGAAAGCCGGGCCCGAAACCGACCGGAGCGCCAAAGGGATTCTGCCTTACCGCGCAAGGCACATTCCAGGCATACATTTATCTACAGAAGCTGCGCGTAACCCTCGGCACATACTCTACCGCAGAGAGGGCTGAGCACGTAGCCAGGGAGGCTAGGAGGTATCGAGATGAGGGCGAGACGACACCCAGCGCAGACTCCATCCGCGCTCATGTCGGCTTCGAGGCTCGTACGTATCGAGCACGTTAGGTTCCCGGCACTGGCCTCCCCCTACATCCCCGGGGTACGTGCCGCAGTGGTGGGTGGGGTGCTCGTAGGCGTAGACGGGACACCCGTCCCGAACGACTATCTGCGGCATCGCCTAGAGCAGCACAGAGGACGCCAGGGCTCTCTGGAGGGGAGGGACGGCGTCATACGGCTGCTAGAGGGATCGAGCCTATCCGACGATAGGCCGAGATACGCATTCGTGGCGCACGATCTGATAGACCTACCCACCTCGCCCTATGAGGTGCGGCTGGCTCGATTGATCGAGCGCACGCGCTCAACCTCCACCCTGCGTAATGTAGGGTGCGTGAGATCGGTGGTGATAGAGGATAGAGGTGCACTGGAGCGATATCTATCCATGGCGAAGTGTGCGGGGTGCGTGGGGGTCGTCCTGCGCAACCCCAGAGCCAGGTACTACGTAGGAGAGGCCCCTACGCAGCCGTTCATCGCCTCATACCTGCGATTCGGGGAGTAGATGCAAGAGACATTGCTGGCTCTGGCGATCCTGGTAGTGGTCACCTGGCTCCGCCTCGGGCCCTGACTCCGAACACCCCTTGACGTGCTGCCTCGGTCCGTGAGACTCTGAGACATCGAGAGGGAACATGAAAAAGTATTCTGCAGATGAGCTGAAGGTGATTTTGGACAAGCACGCCCTCTTCTTGGCAAAGGAGAAGGGCGGCGAGCGCGCCGTCCTCAAGGGCGCCTACCTCTTGCGCGCCAACCTTGAGGACGCCAACCTTGAGGACGCCAACCTTGAGGACGCCAACCTCGTGCGCGCCAACCTCACGGGCGCCGACCTCGTGCGCTCTAACCTCTCGGGCGCCTACCTCGTGAGCGCCAACCTCGCGGGCGCCAACCTCGCGGGCGCCAACCTCGCGGGCTCCAACCTCTCGGGCGCCTGCCTCGCGGACGCCGATCTCACGGGCGCCAGCCTCGTGGGCGCAGTCCTCGCGGACGCCCACCTAGCAGAAGCCATCCTCACGAGCGCCGTCCTCATGCGCGCCGTCCTGGCGGGTGCCGACCTCGTGCGCGCTAACCTCACAGGCGCTAACCTCACAGGCGCCAACCTCGTGCGCGCCAACCTCATGGGCGCCGACCTCACGGGCGCCGTCCTCACGGGCGCCGTCCTCACGTACGCCGACCTCACGGGCGCCGACCTCACAGGCACCTACCTCACAGGCGCCGACCTCACAGGCGCGCGCGGCCTAGATCCGGCCGTGAAGTCGGCGCCCGCGCATAAATAAAATAAAACAGAGTGAAGTGCGCACAGCAGCGCAGGCGCGCCCGGGCCGTGTGCGAGCGTCAGAAAATGAAATGGCGGCTCCGTGCCGCTCACAAGATAGATCCTCTACCTTTCCGAGCACGATCTCAAGTGCGGGAGACGCCCCCACAAATCGACGTGTGGGCGGAGATAGGGCAAATCTGAGGCCCTCAACGAAGATTGACTGGACGGCGGATCGCCCGCCGTGAGACTCTTAGTCATCGGGCCAGCCCGGCCCCCACTCAGGAGACACCATGACCACGCCCGCACAGCACTCCCATCTCATGCTCCGCACTGCCGACAGAGAAGAGCGCCGCTACTACGCCGCGATGCGCGCAGGGGAGCTCGGGCTCGCGCACACGGCCGCCGCAGAGGCGTCCCGCGCGTACAGGGCCCTGGGGGGCGGATGGCACGACTTCGCGAACGTATGGGGCGGCAGGGCGACAGAAGCCCACCGAGCCTCGCTCCGCGCGTAGGTCAGTAGCTCAGCCTGCCCACAAGCTGGACGGCGTGTACTGCGCTCGCGTACACGCCCGAAAACTCCACGCCCTTCAGCAACCGGGCGCGCCGATCCGCCGCAGGTATCGAGGCGATATCTGGCATGGTGACTGTCGACTCACCGGGGATGAGTAGTCCGCCAGCCTCCGAGCGACGTAGTGCACCCTCGACGGCGCTGGCGATCACCTCTAGGCCCTGGTCGGTGAACGGGATAGCGTCTGCGTTGGCTAGCATCGCCCACACTGACTCTTGGATGTCGGCCGAGAGGGCGTCCGTCTTGAGCACGACGTCGATCCACTCTCCGGACGACACCGCCCCCGTCCGCACCGCCCCCAGCCCCGCTATGGTCGTATAATGGTTGATGCTGTCGCCGTCCAAATATCCGATCTGCGTGTCAGTGAGGTTGGCGGGGGAGACGCCTCGGAGCTCCTTATTCGCCCAGGTGAGGGGGCCGGCTGACTTTGGCGCGCACGCCCCCACCCACGACACAGCAGCCTCTTCGGAGGGGTCAGGCGAGTAGACCAGCACCGTGTACGTGTTGCCCTGGGCCTTGAGCGTGGCGCCCAGCGCGCCGCCAGATGTGAGTTCGACGGAATCGGAGGTCGCGGCGAAATATAGCCGCTTGTAGGTGGACGCCCAGGCCGCCAGCTTCAAGATGTTTGGGCCGGACACGGCGTCGGTAGCAAAAAAGTACCAGCTCGAATCATCGGCAAACAGATTCGCGATCTGCGTGTCGTATCCGGCATCCAGCGTAGTGTCCTCCACGAGGCAGTTCTCGATCGCCGTGACGGACGGGCGATACCCGGTGGCTGCGTCGGGGGTGAGGGTGATGACTGCGCCCGCCACAGAGGATGCGATCCCCGTGTATGCCTCGATGATGGCCTCTACTGCGACGGCCACCGTAGAGGTGGTGGCTGCTGCGGGGATCAGGTACGACAGATTCTGGACCACACCAGCCGAGTCGATGATACGCGCCCGGATGCGCGCGCCCTGAGTGGCGGACACGATCGTCAGCGTCGACGAGAACGCAGGGCACACCTCAGATCGCGCGACGATGACCTCCGGCACAGATGGGCTCTGACGGAAGAGCGCAGACGCCATACGATAAGCCGACGAGTGGGCGGCGAAGCCGTCCAGCAGCATCGCCGAGGGGCTCGTATACCGGCGAAATCTCTCAGGGAACACGTTGTGGTACGACATGACTGCAGGCACTCCGAAGCCCTGACGGGTGGGGCTGCGAGTGGCCGCGGAGAGGCTGACGGACACTACAGAGGAGATCGCGGACATGATGGAGCCCTTTCGGCTGCAGGGGAGACCTACATAAGTCTAGTCGTGAGGGGATCCAAGGGCACGTCCCCGCGCCCCGACCGCTACGGGGAGGGCGACGAGGAGTCACTCCGATCTAGAGGAGATGACAGCCACGCCTAGGTTCGTGCCGTTAGAGGAGGCGGCGAGCAGCTCCCCCGAGCCGTCCACCGCAAAGTTGGCCATAGCTGTACCGGCCATCAGCGTCGTAGAGAAGTCCCCGCCGGAAAACCCGTACCGTAGCATGTATACCGCAGATTCCGAAGGCGAGGCTCCCGCCCCCACGGACCGAGAGCACAGCAGCAGCGCGGTGCCGCCGTACGTGCTGCTGTTGACATTGACGCCGACGGCAAAGGGAGTGGCTCCTGTACCTTGCGACGATCCCGGAGCGATCAATCCTAGGCCCTGGCGTTCCGAAAAGCACTGCAAGCTGCCCGCCAGGCGGAATCCAGGGGAGTCCATGATCGACACGCGAGAGAGAGTGAATCCACCAGTGACGACCGCATCGAGCTCCGTCGCCGAGTAGCAGTTGTGCAGCCGTACGGTGCAGTACTGATTAGAAACGAAAACGCGTCGATTCCTCCCGTCCACCAGCTGGCCGGCCGAGGCCTGGTCAAACGTAGCTCCATACACGTATAGGTAGGACTTTACCGTACTCCCGGATACGAAGCGCGTAGTGACGTGTATGTCAGAGTGCCCGTTGTGCTCGAAGTACGGCGCGAATAGTACCGCGGAGGCCCCTCGCAGGGTCAAGCCCATCTCTACGTTGCCCTCGAAGATCGGTTGGTGGAACACCAAACCGAACTGCCCGGACGAGGCATTCGTGATGGAGGGGTCGTCTACCCAAAACCCAGCGCCGCCTGCGCCTGACGTGGTAGCTCGATATTGGTGCCACGAGGTGTGGTGCAGGATCGCTGCGCCGAGCGAGTACACGCCGCAGCACCCGGTGGCTCCGGAGCCTTGCATGTTCAGGCCGTGATGTACGGTACCAATCATCGGCACCCGGATGTCTAGGCCATATCCGGAATGTCCCTTACTGAAAATATCTCGGAAGGAGGTCGACCTCCCGAAGTACGCAGTCCACGTCGCTGCCTCGGACCCCCCGGGAGGCACGGCAGGGAGGGACTGCTTCGGGATGACTATCCCGTGCTGCCAGTACTCCAGCTGCAGCCCGGATACTTGCAGCAAATACTCGCGATTAACAGCCACAGTGAACGTCAGGAACGTGCCGGCGGGGGTGATGTTGGTGCCCGGCGACACCAAGATCGTCCGATCCGAGCCCGCCCCGCGGAGCACTAGATCCGCAGAGGTGACGGAGATCCCGCCGGCCATCAGGAAGCGACCAGCAGGGACGATGACAGGCAGACCTGCTGCGATACCTGCATCTACCGCAGCCTGGAGAGCGGCCTGGTTGGTCGCTGCCGAAGCGCTCGGGGAGAACCCGAACGCGGAAGCCAGGACCTCACTGCCGGTGCGCGCGCGGCCCACCCACCCAGAGACGGTGCGGTCGTAGAACGCATCCTCGGACTGCACGTAGGCCACCCCGCCTACGTCCGCCGAGGTCACTCCGTACGCGTCCATCTGGGCGCGGGAGGTGAAGGTCCATCGGTGCTGGGTGTGGATGCCGTCTACCGGCTGCAGGTTCGCGTGGAGTACAGGCATATGCTCTCCAGTCTAGCCTTGACTTCGCGGGCGCGCCTGTGGTGATATTAGGACATGCAGACCTCCGCCAAAGACCGAGCCTACGACATCCTCCCCTCCGTACTGGAGCGCTTTTTGTCCGCTACGCTGCCGTTCTCCTTCGAGATCGACGGCGCTGCCGCCCGACATCTATACATGCTGCTCACCGCCCGAGGTGTCCGGTGCGCATACCTAGACGGCAGGCTCTCAGTATTCCTGGATTGAGCCTCAAGGCGTCATGGTGCGGAGGTACGCGGCGGAGAACGTCACCGAATCCGCCGTCAGGTAGTTATTGAGCCAGATCTTTGGGCGGAAAAACGTACCTGCAGCGGGCAGATCTGTAGTCCACACACCTGTGGCAGTGGCTCCGCTGGACAGATTTTTTACCGTCCACGTAATAGAGCTTGCGTTTTGGGGGCACTCCAAAATGAGCTCGTAAAAAGAGGTGATGTCTATCGGGAACCCTGCGCCCAGGGATTGGGCGATGGGGGATGCACCTGCGGATCCGCGCACGAGGCTCCACGACCCTACATTGTCATTAATCGCCATGCCTAGCTTGGACTCTGTGAGGTTCGTTAATGGATCCGTCCCGGCGTTGTTTGCGTCTCGGGTGTCCATCCCCACGAACCCTCGCATGCCGGGTTGCAGCTTGTCGAGCCCGAATGCGGCCCGGAACACGAAACCTCCCTGCCCCGGCAGCAACCCTCGCCAGCAGCTCGCATTGATCGTCCGGGTCTCTGCGGAGCTGCCCATCGGCGTAGCCGAGGTCATTGCCCAGCGCCGAGTGGACGTCTTCTTGTTTACGGATGTGAGGTCCGGTACAGCGGTGGTGCCAGCAGCGACGAACGCGCAGCCTACGCCGATGACCGTCCCTCCTGTGGTCGCATATATCCACTCTATTCCGGTCCAGTACCTGAAGGCATCCATGCCAGAGGGGCCGGTAGCGCCCGTGAGGCCGGTAGCGCCGGCGGGGCCGGTAGCGCCCGTGAGGCCCGTAGGGCCGGTGGGGCCCGTAGCGCCAGTGAGGCCTGCGGGGCCAGTGAGGCCCGTAGCGCCAGTGGGGCCTGCGGCGCCAGTGAGGCCCGTAGCGCCGGTGGGGCCCGTAGGGCCGGTGGGGCCGGCGGGGCCGGTGGGATCGATTACGTCCCCTAGGTACGCCCGTCTCTTCCAGACGACGGGGGATACGCTCACCAAGTCATAGAACGCCCTCTCATCCTCCTGATAACACACCCCACCCACCACTAGGGGGATGGTAGATGACGGGGATAATAGGGCTCGGGCCGCTGCGTCCGGGACGGACCATCGGTGATGAGGGTGGATGCCGTTAGCCGGGAGCTGCTGCGAGTGTTTGGGCACTATCCCTCTAGTATGGAGCCCAAGAGGTCATCTGTCAGCAGAGCCCCTGACGCGTCGATCAGTCCCGTCGGGGATGGAGATATCCCAGGCAGGTAGATGTACTCCCCCGCCAAGGTAAGTACGTACCCTCCGGTCGCGGTGCGCAGTAGAGGCAAAGTCCCGTCCTCGACGAACACCGGAACCGATCGCCCGCCCGGATCTGCCCCCAGCGTCCCGGTGATGTCTACGGTAGAGATCCACCCGTCGTATCCCGGCGCATCCTCTCGATCGTATACCGCGAGGTTGAACCCCATCTCCATGACGGTCTCGGAGACGACTCTCCCGTCCGCGTCTACCCGGTCCATGGATACCGCCGGACCGGAGTGGGAGTACCCGACGCCACCGGACACCATCGCGGCTCGGGGGGCAGGGGCAGAGATGCGCGTACGGATAGCGTCCGCGATGGAGGAGGACTGACGCCCTGGCTCCTGCGACTCGGAGCTGACCTTCAGGGTGATGCGGGCGCTCCGATTGCCGGTGACTACCGGAGTCCCCGCGTCGTACCGGATCTCGTCTCTCCCCACGGATGCCAGGGATTGCACGCGCAGATCCACCGTCGCCCCGGAGAGTCGAGTAGAGCGAGATGCGGTCCTACGCCCAGCCCACTCTACGGTACGCAGGGGCGTGCCCGCAACCGAGATGCGGTCAGGGGCGCGCAGTGCCACCGCGATAGCTACGCGTATGGCTTCGAGGGGAATAGCGTAGTCGGTCACGCCGCCCCCGCCGCCCTCACAGCGGAGGACCATCTAGTCGCGAAGACGTACGCGTCTGTCGGGGCGGGGGGAGTCGACATACAATAGGATAGCTCACTCCCGTGAGTACCCGCCGTGCTCGTCCGAATAGTTCACGCGCAGCTCTTCGGTGAGCCGAGAGGCGGCCGCGGATTGGATAGATCCCGCCTTGAGGGTGGTCCGCTGAGGCAACTTAATGCGGAATGTGACCGCCTCTACGACCGCCCCTGTCAGGCCTAGGGCAGGTATATCGTGACCCTTGCGGGCGATGGTGGCCGCCGCGTTGCGCGGCGTGACTTGGCCCGCGAGGATGAACTCCCTGATCCCCTCCGCCCACCTCTCCCCTAGCTCAGTGGCGGCTTTCTTCCGAGAGAATCCGCGCGCGACTAGCTGGATCATGGCAGCCGCCTCTGCGCGCATCTGATCCTCGTGCAGATCCATCCAGGCCCGCACGAATGATCGCTGGACTTGGCCCCCTAGGCCTAGCTCCAGCATCGTCGCGATCTCTCCCACCGTGAGCCCCGAGTCTGAGTGATGGGCGGCAGCCTGCGCCCCGAACACCCCTACGTCGATCTCGACTAGGCCGGCTAGGTCCGTCGCGCGGCGAGAGAACCCTCGATCTTTATCGGTGATCGCCGCTTTCATCTTCACTGACGGCATCAGAAGACTCGCAGCCCCATCGTCGACGAGCGACCTCGGGCCTGCAATAGGCGCTCTAGCCCCTGGATTTTTTTAACGCCCTCGCCGTCTAGCCGCATCTCTCTCGCGTAGGGGCTGTGGTACAGCAGTACCGCGGCCTTCAACATCGCATAATCTCGCTGCGCGACGGCGGTCGGGAATGCCCAATCACTCGTCTCCGCTGCGGCCTCAGCCAGAGCTGTGGAGACGAGTGCGGGGAAATCAGTGGCAGCTGCCCCGAACTCGGGGTATCGGGCCAGAAAATACGAGAGATCCGGAGTAGGTGCCGCCATCCCTCTAGTGTAGCGTGGTGGCGAATACCCGGCCCTCGCTGGCCACGTCCAGGCCGTTCTCGAAGAGGACGCCGCCGCAGCGCGGCGCCTCTCCGGCCTCCGCCCCGATCTCCGCCCCGATCTCCGCCCCGCACACGTCCGGAGGGTTCACTCCGGCGTGGATCTCGCCGCATTCTTCGCAGATCCAGACCTCTCGCAGCGCCACCGGTGTCATGTCAGACTCTCCATCTTTGCGAGGGCGGCCGATTTCACCGACGGTCGCGAGTCACAGCGAGACCATCTCTCCAGCGCCTCGCGGTCAGAGGTGACGCGCACCAGCACTAGCGCATGTTCCTCGCTGGACGGCAGGTCCACCGGGGCGACCGGACCCAGCGGACGTGCCGGGTCGATCTCCCCCGGCGCGTGGATCTCGAGTTGGTACCCCATCCGCTTGCCTGCGGCCAGATCCAGCGGCACTCGGACGGCAGTCAGGCGGGCTAGCATCTCTCGCCCTGGGTACCTGAGCGCAGGGGCAGAGGTCACCTTACCCTTGTCATCCTTGACCTCGACCATCGCGGGCTTGCCGGAAGCGTCCACGGTGGGTACGCTATACCCGGCCAGGGCCTCTAGATACGCTCTAGGGACCCGGTTTAGGCCCGGGATCAGCCGGAGGGTGGCTCCGTGAGCGGATACGCCAGGGATGCCTGGGAGCGCGATCACAGTCCGGGTGTGGTTCGTCACATCTACTACAGATTCGGCCATGCCTAGAGCCTAGCTGCAGGGGAAGAAGACGCCACAGAAAAACCTCGTGAGGGGCCTACTCACGAGGCGAAGGTCAGCGGTGATTCTCGACGTAGGCCATGGCCATGGGGTGGTAGCACGACACGCCAGCCAGACGGGCGTGACATGCGGTCACCACCGTCATGGCGCGCGCTTCGCCCGGAAACATTTCGAACTCCTGGCCCATCTCCAGCTGGAGCACCTCGGGATCGCGCAGGTAGCAGATCATCCGAGGACCGGTACCCGCGGAGTCGAGGGTGTTCAGTTTCGTGCTCGACACCACGTTACGGATGTACGGCGAGTCACGAAGGAACTTCGCGAGCACGTTCTCCATCTGCAACCCGACGTACTTGCCGGTCAGGATCCCGTAAGACACCGAATCCATTACGATCGTGTCGGGGGCGAACACGGTGGCAGTGGCATCCACCACGCTCTGGGCGAGGGCATGCAGATCAGCCAGGATAAGTTCACCGGAGGCGCTTGCCCAGTTTCCGGTGGCCAGGTTCACAAGAGGGACGTTCGGCTGATTCATCAACCCGTAGGTGCCGTTGCCGGGCACGCCGCGGAAGATGATGTCGTCGATGGTCTGCTCGACACCTCGGCGGGCCGTCTCGGCCTGTCGCGCAGGGACGTTGACGCCGGACTTCGCGGCCTGGCGTAGATCTTGGATGGAATACGCGAAGGCGTTACCGACCGAGAAATACTTAGCGAAACTCTCAGACATCGCGCTCGAAACGAGCGGGAAGTCGGTGGCGTAGTTCGTGACCACTTTGGCGAGGGTGTATTCGTCATACGTACGTACGACCACGAACTCAGACGCGTTGTCTCCGTCGGGGCTAGCAGGGACGAGCGACCGGCCGATCAGTCCTTGGTACTTTTTTTGCAGGACGGCGGCCTTGACGATCTCCAGCTGGCGGGCTAGCACCATCGTCTCGTTGGCGTCGGTGATGCGCGCGCTGCGGGCCGCGGCCACTACGTGGTCCTCCACGTCGACGATGCTGGTAATCTCTCGGGGTTGGATCTCGTCCGTCATCTTGGTGCTCCGTAGGGGCAACCGCCCCGAAAATCCACTGCTATGAGAGTAGCGCACCTGCCCCGACGGAGCTAAATGGCCCCCTGCAGGTAGCGCTTGACTCCAAAAGCCCGGGGCGGATATCGTCACCGCCGGTGCTTCCGCCGCTGTGCTCATAGAGGAGAGTAGATCCATGTCCCTAGGTGCCAAATATATCGTACTGGACATCGAGACCACCGGCCTAGACTACGCCACGGACAGGGTCCTGGAGGTAGCGGCTATCGCTGTCTCAGCGGACTTCTCGATCCTCGATAGATTCGAGTCTGTGGTGGCTGCGGCGGGCGATTGGCTGTGCTCGGAGCCGATCGTCCAGGATATGCATACCCGCAACGGACTGCTGGCGGAGTGCGCCGCCGCATATGCGTCCGGTGTCGATTATTCATGGCCTGCGGTGTACTCGCGTCTGTACCTCTGGCTCCGGGAGGTAGGTCCGACTGCGCCCAGGCTCGTGGGGAACTCCGTGCACTTTGACCGACGATTCCTGTCGATGCAGTACGCAGCGATCGACAAGCATCTACACCACCAGCACATCGACGTCTCTAGCCTCATCCACACGATGAGGTGCGTGGGGATCCCGTTCCGGCGCGCCGAGGCGTCCGACCATCGCGCCATGCCCGACGCGTTGGCGTCCTACGCCACGTGGATGGAGATCATGTCCGTGCTGCGGAGGGGCTCGTGAGCAGCCGACCCTTTCTCAAGTGGGTGGGGGGCAAGCGGAGGCTGCTGCCGACCCTTAGTGCGCTGCTGCCGGAGGGGGTCGAGCGCATGCGCCACGTCGAGCCGTTCGTGGGGGGCGGCGCGCTGTTTTTCTCGCGCTCAGTGAGGCACGCGCTGCTCGCCGACATCAACGAGGATTTGATCCGGACGTATATAGCCGTCCGCGACGAGCCGGAGCGCGTGTTCCATCATCTCGTGCATCTTTCCCGCGAGCACAGCCGAGAGTGCTACTACTCCGTGCGCGAGAGATTCAACTCGCGTTCGCTGCCGGGCGGAGAAGTCCTCACTAACCCAGGAGTAGACGACCCCGATCTGCGCGCGTACTTCGAGTCGCTGGCCCCTGAGACTAGTGCAGAGCGGGCGGCGCACTTCATTTACCTGAACAAAACAGGTTTCAACGGGCTTTACCGCGTGAATCGCCAGGGCCATTTCAACGTGCCCATGGGGCGCTATGTCAGGCCCAACATCGCCGACGCAGTCACCCTCTTCTCGGCCAGCGCTGCCTTGCGGCTGGTGGACATCCGGCATATGTCCTTCGAATCATTGCGCCTCGAAGCGCGCCCAGGCGACTTCATCTACTTCGACCCGCCCTATGAGCCCGTGTCTCGCACGGCGAACTTCACGGCATACACCCAGGGCGGGTTCGCGCAGGCAGACCAGCAGCGCCTGCACGACGTGTTCTGTGCCCTCGATAGGCGGGGTGCGAAGCTCATGCTGTCGAACAGCGATGTGCCCTTTATCCGCGACCTTTACCAGGGCTTCCAGATCGACGAGGTGATCGCCCCTCGCGCGGTGAGCGGCTGCGTCACCGGGCGAGGGTCCGCGCGCGAGGTGGTGGTGCGGAATTATCGATCAGCCGCCGTTGAAGCGCGCCCAGGCAGCTCCGGCACCCGAGGAGTTGCGGACGAACCGCGCGCCGGGGACTAGGGTGAGTCCTGTGCCTGCGGCCGGGGCGAAGGCTCCGAGCTGAGCGAGGCCGCCGTTGGCGGCGGTGCGGACGTACACGGAGCTGCCGTCCTGGACCCCCGCCTCGGAATACACCCAGACTCCTCCGGTCGTGAGGACCGGGACCGAGTCTCCGTCCACGTAGTCGGCCGTGCCAGTCACCCCGAGCATCCCGGGCAGGCCGTAGAGAGAGCCGGAGGAGATCGTGCGCTTGAAGAGCTGTCGGATAGCGACGCCGTCGAACTCTGCTGCCGTGAGCGCGGCGAGCGCGACCGTGCCGACCGTGAACGTGCCGCCAGCTCCGGTCTGGGCAGGGAGCGTGATGCTGACCACGCGCTTCGCGGCGAAGGTGGTCGTGAGAGCGGCGCTCGTCGCCACTGCGAGGGTCTGGGTGCGCACCGCGCCCTCCGAGTCCACGTACGTGATTGAGCCCGAGGTGGGATCCCAGTCGGTGGAGCCGTCGAACGTGATCGTCACCTGGCGCGGCGGCTGGATGTCCACACTGCCGAACGTGCCGCCGAACGAGGTGATCGTCTGGATAGACGCAGACGAAGCTCCTGCGTGGATAGCGCTAACCGCAGCGGCAGCACCAGGCACCGGCGTATTCCAGGCCTCGCCGGGCTCGAAGTCCAGGACATTCGAGCCCGAGCTGCGAAAGACGCCGTAACCCGACTTGATCATCCCTCGGGCGAAGCGCGCATGGGCCTGATGGCCCACGAAGCCCTCTGCCAGAGATCCGACGAAGGCCTCTTGCGGGTTCTGCGAGTACGAGAGCTGGACTGGATTAATGGGCATTTTCTTCGATCTTTCCGGCCCTCGTGGGCCTCCGGGTATCCGCTTTTAGCCGGCGCGTCTCCGCGCCCCCGGTACTAACTGGAACTGAACTAAGTCTAGCGCATATCCCTATCAGCCATCCGAGATGGGCCGCTTCCAGAGTGCGCGCTGCGCATCCAGGAACGCAGCGCGCTGAGACTTCCCGGGCTTCTTGGGCGCCGCCTCGGAGTCCACTTCGACTACCCCGCCACGCAGCGCCGCAATCCCGTCCGTGTCCGCGTCCAGTCGATCGATCAGCGCCGACACATAGTCGTCGGACTTGCCGTCGAGCGCTAGCGAGGGGTACGCCTTGGCTGCTCGGTCTCGGCGCGCGGACGATTCCGCGGCCTTCCTGTCGGCCTCTGCGGCCTCTGCGGCCTCTCGCTCTCGCGTCGCCACTGCGGCATCCACTAGCACCGATAGGGCCTCCGCGGAGCTCTTGGCGCGGGCTGACTCTAGCTCTGCGCGGAGCGCATCTACGAGCGCTTGAGCTGCATCTTGCGTGATCTCGATCCCGTCCAGCTTGAAGGGCATATGTATCTCCTCGTCGTCGTCGGATAGTAGGGACGCGCCCTCTGAATCCAGCAGTAGTCTCGCCACCCCCGCCCGTCCCTCTGGTACGACTGCGGCGTGATTCCAGACGATCCGCGTCCGGACCCAGTCATATTCCTGCCCGTCCGGGGTGATTCCGGGGGTCTCGTCGATGTCCGCGGAATATCCCATGGACACCTGTCGAGTCGCGCCAGTCTCTATGGCTGCGATGAGGTCAGGGGACTGGATCACCAGCACGCCGCTCAGTAGTCCGGTGGTCGGGTCGAAGGATGGGGTCGGTGCGCCGGATACGTGCCCTCGGCTCTCCCGCGCGTAGTTGGCGGAATCGACGGCGCGCTCGCGGGGGTGGTGCAGAGTGACGGGGCAATCCGCCGCTGACGCCGCGGCAGCGGCGAGCACCTCCGGGGGGTTGTACTGGCGAATCGTTCGTCCGTCCTGGAGATACTCCATGACACCTACGCGGGCGAGGATGGCCGGGATACGCGCCCCTCCTACGGGGGTCCGCTCCATCTTGCCCAGTGCGCTAGGACGATCCAGAAAAAGCCGCATCCTCTATGGTAGCCTGTGCTGTCAGGGGCAGCTATCGAGGCGCCGCAGGTCGGCTCTCTCCGTATCCAGGGCAGTATGGGCATGC